CCTGTTGGCGCAACTGATTCTGGTAGTTGGCGTACTGCTGGTTGAGCGACTGCTGCTGCGACATCGCAACGTTCTGCGCTGCCATGCGTCCCTGATCCAGCGACGCAGCCTGACCGAGTGCTTGATTCTGAAACTGGGCAGCCTGCATGTTCTGGTTATACCCGGCGTTCGCGGTCCCCATCTGCATGTTGTACAGACGCTGCGCTTCATTACCCGACGCGTCCAGCGCGTTGTACCGCTCCAACCCCTGTCGCTGGCTGAGTTCAGTCAGCGCCCGGTTATACGCCTCAGACCCTTGATGGAATCCCTGGTTTGCGAGCTTTGCTTCAAGTTGACGCTGCTGGTAGTCATGCACCGGCTGCATTTTTTCCATCAACTGCGTCGCTATCGTGTCTCGATAACTCGAGTCGAACTGCGGGAGCGCCTGACCAAAATCAAAGCCGGTTGAAAGACCAGGCGTGTAGTCAGAAAGGCCTGTCGACAACTGCGACGGCCCCGTGAGTTCCGCCATCTGCGGCAGACCAGCATAATCGAACGGCTGACTATACTCATCAGCAACCCGGCCCATAAACCCACTTGCCAGTTGGCTGCGCCCCAACTGCGTCGACAGTTGCGCGTCAAGCGCAGACTGCAAGCCTGGCGCCAGCGACGTGTTTTGCGTCCACTGCGTGACTGTCTGGTCAGTAGCTGGGTCGACAACCGCCTGCGTGCCCCACGTCTGCGAACCAAACGGCGTATTTACTACGGGCCGATTGGCATAGTTCTGCATGTTCAGAGCTTCTTGCGAAAGCTCTCCTTGCAGTTGCGCAGCGCCGATATAGTCAGGCGTGGCTGGCGCTGATTGTTTGCCCATGCTGCTGCTCCTTGATCCACCGACACGCGTCGGCTTTCATTTCAAACAAAACACAGTCGACCGTTCTCGCGACCTCTTCAAATCCCAGCTTTGCGACTAAGCGCAAGCATTTGAGGTTGCCCTGATCAATCTGCGCATAGACCGCTTCTTTACCGCACCGCACGAACGGATACTCAAATGCTGCTTTCAACAACGACCGCGTCATGCTGTGCGACGTGTCAAACGCGACATGCATCCACGCGCTTTTGTCCTGCCAACCATTGAACCCAACGCCGGCCGCAATGGTCTTGTCCTCACGCATCAAACCAATTACGCGCAAATCGGAACTCCACGGGAGTTTGTTTTGCGCGTGCATCCAGCGCCAGATGACCGGGTACTGCTCAGACTGGTCAGTAACAAGTCTCACGCTTGATCGCCTGGAGGATTTTGATACAAGCCATAGCCAGAACTAAATTGCTCTGGCGATATTCCGTAAACCGACGTTGCCATGTTCAACAAATCTTCGTAACTCGAACCAGGCCGAGCCGACAACTCGGCCATTAACGCATTGGCAATGTCCTGCGTGCTCAAGTCGCCAGCGTTAACGACGTTGTCCTGATTTACGTCAGTTAGGCCATAGTCTGTGAATCCCATGTCGGCCCATGCGGCGTTAAACTGCTCTGGCGAAAGTCCGTAAACCGATGTGGCGCTGTCCAACAAAGCCTCGTAGCTCGAACCAGGCCGCGCCGTCAACTCGGAGCGAAGCGAGCTTGAGATGTCCTGCGTCGATAAATCTTTTGCGTCAATCACCTTGTCGTTGTTCACGTCAGTCAGGCCATAGTCAGTAAAGCCCATGTTGGCAAACGCCGTATTGAACTCGTCAGGCGTTACACCGTAGCCCTCAGCCGCAGCAAGCAACTCGTCATACGTCGATCCAGGACGCGCCCGGACTTCGTCAATTAGCGCCTGATTGATAGCGTCAGTCGAATACGAAAAATTCGGGTTTGTACGGCCGTTTCCAAGTTTCTGAACATTTAAAGACAAGCCCGAATTTGAGTTCAGACCAGTCCCAAAGTCCGACAAACTGAAGTCGATGGGGGATCCGTTTTGCTTGTTGTTGCGCCACAAAACACCCGGCGTCTCTGGAGCAGTAGGACTTGACGCGCGCAGCGACTGGATCAGGCTCGACTCATAAGTCGGCTCAACAGGGTTAGCAGAGACACTGGCCCCAGTCATTGGAACCGGAGTCCCTCGCTGATACAGCGCGTACCCAGAATTGAACTGGTCAGGGCTGATGCCGTAGGCAGATGTCGCCATCCCCATCAAGTCGTCATAACTTGAGCCTGGCCGCGCGGCAAGCTCGCCCCTGAGCGCGTTGGCAATTTGCTGCGCCGAAAATTCTGCCATCACATTACCCCGCCAATCTCAGTCATCATGTGTGCTGACGTGAACACCGTCGCCGGCAGGCCACGGACCTTCATCCGCAGCGACCCGTAGTAACCAAGGCCAGCCGTTCCGAACCACGCCTGATAGGTGTTTTGTCCAACCCACTGCGCCGTGTTCCAATAGCCAGCATTCCAGACACCGTTGTCCTCATCAAAGAAGAACGGAGAACCGCCTACGGTCGTGAACTGGTACTGCGTGTTCACCACAACCTTGACGGCAGGCGATGCGGTCGCAATAAAAATCGGACGCACCATCCCGAACTTCTTTAACTGTGCCGGCGTTCCAAAGTTTTGAAACGACGTCTGAATCTCGCCCTCGGGATACACGCCGCCGGCGCCGACACTGTCAACGCCGTCGCGATCCCCGAACAGACCCAAGCAAGTCAGGCCATCAGCAGTGCCGAAATGCAGTTGGCCTCCGATCACAGTCGCGCTGCGCATCGGCATCCCAACGAATTGGCACCAAGCGCCCGTGGTCACATTCATCGCGAACTGCCGGTAGGTGCCAGCATCAGCCGGCAACTTCACGACCAAAACATCGCTCGTGGGGACCACAAATACAGCAAAGAACTTCTCGTTACGCAGCCGGCGCACTAACGGCGCAAAGACCGACTGAATCTTTGCCGCAGGGCCGCCAGACTGCACATCCTGCGAATATTGGCCGGTGATCAATTTGGACATCGGCACCAGGCCAAGCTCGCTGACGATCATCACGTCGCCACCAAAAGGCGTGAAATACACGCCATGCTTTGGTACTGGTCCGACGTACCAGACACCCTTCAGCCCGAACGTGCTAACGCTAGTAGGGTCAGTACCCTGCCACACGCCGACATCGCCCTCTGTGCCGACAACCACCAGAAAGTCGTCAATGCCAAAGCCGGCATCAACAGTCCAGTTGATCAGCGCAGAAACGTATCCGCCGCTACGCAGCGTTGACCCCATCGGGAACGAAGTAGCAACGCCGGCAATGGCATCGACATTGTCGAGGTAGTAGACGTTCTGGTCTGCCTCCGCGGTGAACCACAACCGCTGCTTCCAGACAGCAACAGTGCGCACATTCGTCGGCAGGCCGGTACACGATGCCGTGCGATCTACCCAGCCATTGGTTGTGTCATACGTCCAATACCCAGCACCGGGCGAGACAGCCAACAGAAACGTGTCTGCCGGCGTGGAAAACTGGGTTGTCCACCACTCATCTTCATCACTGCCGGTCCCGCTTACCGCGAGCACTGGCGCGCCTCCAGCAGTCACATCGTAGATGTTGCCGGCCGTGGCCATGAAGACTTTGTTGTTCGCCGGATTCGGCGCCGTGAAACCAAAGATCGACTCCACCGACTGCGCAGCGCCACCAACAGTAACCGCGTCAGACTGCGCCTTGTACCCGCGGCGTAACTCGCACCCCTGCTGCTTGGGGATCATGTTGGTCAGCACCAGCGCATCAATCGGCGACATCGCACTGATCGGGTCGCGGTAGTTCAAACCACCCACAGGCGCAGGAATTACGCCAAGCTGGGCGACCTGTGCGGCCGCTGCTTTCCTGGGCGTCTTGAACGGTTTGAGCGCGACCAGTGGCACGTTATGCCCCCATGCCAGTGTCAGGCGTATTGATCAGCGGCTGGATGTACGGGAAGCGGAAGTCGCGCGCCATTGAAAGAACTGGCGCGCCCTTCTCAGCACTGCGGCGATTCTCAAACGCGATCTGAAAGTCGCGCATCGCTGCCGCGCTATCAAGGCCTTTCATCTCAAGCCATTTGACGCGGGTGTAGAGCGTGATCAGAGTCGCATCCAGCAGCGACACGTCACCGTTTTTGGTGATGCGATTCTTGTACAGCGTCGAGTCGTCCTGATCACGGACCCACGCCTGCGACAGATAAAAGACGTTCATCGTCTGCGGCGCACTAGGCGGCGCAAGGACGTATATCTTGTTGTCGCGAACTTGCCAGTAGAACGACAGTGTCGGCAGCGTCGTGCGGATCAGTAACTGCTGCCACATCTGCGGAGACACCGGACCCAATGACGGGAACTGCGTCGTCGCATTCCAGTTGGTCTGATCAATCCACTTGAACAGATCCTCGGGAAGATCAAACGCCTTCTCGAGTTGGCCGCTCGTGTCTTGCTGAATCGGGATCTGATAATTGCGGATCAACTCCTGCCAGTCGTACATCGTCAGCAGTTCAATGCCGGCCATGTTGGCCGCTTGCACGAACTGCTGCACTGCTGGGTCAGGATCGCCCGCAGGGTCTGACGGTACGGGGAAGGCCACCATCGAGGCCACGTTCTGAACGATGGCGCTTAACGTGGACTCATTGATGATTTGAAAGGCCATCCCCGCAACCTCACTCAGTCAACGTCAGCGGTCGCCGCAGACTTCTTAGATAACTTGCCCAGTTGCTGCTGCATCGCGTCAATGCGGCTCGTCAATGCCTCAATCGTGGCATCACGCTCCTGCAACGCGACGTTCATCTTTTCAAGCGGCGCGTTGTTGTTGGCAAGCTCCACGAACGCCTTAGCACGCGCCTTATCACCCTGAAAGCCCATAAACTTCTGCCCCAGGTTGTCAGCCGCGTCAGCCAACTGCTCAATGGTCGTGATTTTGAAGAATCGGTATTCCTCGACCTTGGCAGGCGTCATGCCGGCCATCGCAGTCAGCGGCGTGCCGCTTACTGCCTCTTCTTGACCGGCCTTCCACTTGCTGTACCGATCAGAAAAACGCTCGGCGTCCATTGCAGACACGGGGCGCTCAATCACGCTCGACTTGTCGCCAGGCGTGTGAATGCGAACGTAGTCCACTTCGTCGTAGATCGCGCGGCCGGCATCACGGGACTTGGCCTCATGCTGCACCGCCTTGCGATAAAACTCGACGTACAGACGGTTATCCATTGAATAGCGCGACTCATCCGGCCGCGGCATCGGGATCTCAGGGAAAACAGTGGGTGTCGTGGGTTGCATGAATTTTTCCTTTTATTGATTACACGCCGACGCCGTCGCCGTACTCGACTAGCAGGTCTGTGCCTGGTGCGCCGCCAATTCGACTTGCGCCAATGCTTGCGCCATCAGCACCCGTCAGACCAATGCCTTCGCAGACTGCGCCAGTTGATTGGCTTGCTGCGGTATCCACAATCGCGGGCGCGCTCGCGCTAACCGCAGCACCGTAAGTGATTGCCATGATCAAACTCCTTCAAAAAACCCAAGGGAGTGGGCCAGCCCAACCCTTGGGAAAGGCTGACCCACGACGGTCCACCAGAAAAATCAGTTCTGCATGCGGCCCTGGAACTGAGCGCCGGACGCGCAAAGATTGCCCGCCCATGCCAGGATTTGGACTTCCGCGTCCTGGTTGATCGCGTACCGACGATTCGGCGAGAGAGCAACCATGTTGCGGTCCTTATGCGGACGCCATTTCAGGTACTTGGTGTTCAGGAAGAAGCCGGTGTTCGCCGGGCAATAGCCGCCGATACCGCCATCCAGAACCACGTCAGCATCCATGAACTTGATTGACGGAAAACCAAGGTTTCCAGTCTCAGGCGACGTAAACCGTTGCTGCGCCTGGAGCGAGGCCAGATACAGCGACCAGTAGTTAGTGTCCATGACGATCAGATCGACACGGTCAGAACCACGGGTGGTCTGCGCCCACAGGTTGTTCATGCCAGCTTGGATGTTTCCCGAGGTTGCATTGCCACCAGTAGCGGTACTGAAGTCGTACAACTTCGAGCGCCAGAAGCTCCAAGTCGCACGGTCAATGCCACCATAGGTGCCAGTAGTCGGATCAGCCGGAACGGCCGCATTCAGACCCGTGACTTCCTTGCCGCCAGACCCAGTACCGTCCGAATAAATCGAGGCGGACAGGTTGTTCGCCATCGTCGACTCGGCGACGTTCATGCGGGCTTCAAGCAGGTCAATGAATGCCTCCTTGCCGCTGTTCTGAAGCATCTCCAGGCCGCTCATAACGACCGGGACTGCGTACTGCTTGATCTGATACTCGGCTGCCGAGATCACGTCCTGTGCAGCGACCGGCAGGAGGTCATACCCACTGTAAAAACCACCGTTTGCGTTCTCAGCAAACGAAAGCTCTTCCAGAATGGTGTTACCACCTGAGATCGTGCGGACGTTACCGCGCTGGTTAAGTTTCGCCAGGATGGCGTTGTTTTTGGTGACGTTGTCCGCGATCTGACGCGAACGATTCTGGATCGTCGTTGCGACGATGTCCGAGACATTCGGAAAT